GCTTTGGGTTCTGGTGATTTTTTGACATTGTTTCTTAATATGTTTGCTAGTATTGTAATTATTGCTAATACATATTATCGCGATGGTAAAATTTCTGATTTCATTTCTGCTATTGGAAACCCTCTATGGTCTTTGTTTGGTGATGATATTAACACATTGTTGAGTGGTGACAAGTTGCGTCTAGTAGCTTCTGACATGGGTTATACATTGACTAATTATGATAAGAATCCTAATATTTCTTTTAATGTCATTGACGATGTTACTTTTTGTTCACGCCAATTTTACAGTCACCCTATACTAGGCTACACGATGAGGTTGAATTTGCAATCACTCGCTAAGAGTGTGATGTTTTGCAAGAAGAATGATTTCTTTGAGAATTTCACTGACCAGGTTTACAACTTTTTGTTGGAATCTGCTAGGTGGGATGAGAAAACTTTTGCTATTTTAATTTCAAAAATGGAGCTTGATGGTATATCTTTGTCTAATTACATTGATTCTTATGATGTCGTTTGTAAGAATGTAGCTAACAATATTTGTATGAAGTCAAAGGTAGATCATTGGTTTACTGATTTGCGTAACAGGAATAATCCTATGTCGCCTGAAGCTGATAATGTAGTATACTTTCAAGGTAAACATTATGCATTCCCGCAAGGAGGCGAGACCGCTGATGGTAACTTGGCTACCACTGTTGTTAGTGGAAGTGAGTTTGTTGGTCAAAGTGCGATTGATATTGAGGAAACGGAAGGAAGTTCTATCATGCCTATTGAGTTGCGAGACACCATTAAAGAATTATCTAGACCTGTTAATGTGGGTCAGATAACCTTGACTGGTGTCGAAGCTGCTGGACATTTGATATATTCAGAGTTATTTCCCAGTAGATATTTTGATAGTAGTGTTAATGCTGTGATGAAGGTAATGAATAATGTCATTTTTCAGTGCGATGTGGTTATTCGAGTAGACATAAATGCTCTACCAACACAATCTGGAATGATAACTTTGTATGGTTCTCCTTCGTCAGAAGTTGTAGCTTATTCCACCAATAGTTTCAATTTACCCCATGCAATCATTAAT